GGCCATATCCCGGAGCCGGCCCTTGGCTGGCAGGCCGCCGGCTGACTTCTTCCTTTGCTTAACCGCCATACTTCAGCCTCCTGGCAGCCTGAATCCGCTTCTGCACACGCGAGATCGTTTCGGAGCGGGGGGTGGTGTAGGCCCCCATTTCCCTCGCGTCGTCCGGTTCAAGCGGAGCGAGCGCGTCAAGCTGCTCTGCGGTGAATGACTCGCACACGTTCGATTCGAATTGCCCTGCGCGGCCGCGATCGGGAACGACGCGATAGGGGGTGATGAGCATGTCGTCCTCGTCGAAATCAAGCACGACTACTTTCCTGGGCCAGCCAAATCGGTTCGCTTCGCCAGCGGCTTGGCCATCGCGTCCGCCAGCGCCGCGAGGTCTTCGGCCAGCTTCCCAGAGCTTTTGGTCAGGAGATCGTCCTTGTCGCGCGCGAATTCGACGTACTTCAAGCACTCAATCACGTCGTCGAATCGCCGCTTCTCGGCCGCGGTGATGATGAATTGCTTGAGATTGTTTTTCTTGCGGATGGTAGGCATTGCAGTCCTTTCCTCGTTGTGGTGCGAGAAGCGACTTGAGCAGCAGCAGGCCGCGCCCGGTGCTGCATCTGCAGCTCGTTTAGCCCGCGCGAGCTTATCCAGGTCATCCACGACTGACTCATTTCTGAGTAGGGCCTGCTGCTACTCAAGTCGCTTGTTTCGGTTAAGTGATCCTCGTTGTGTTGGGTAGAGGCAAATCCTCTCGCAGCGTCACGAGCTTCCGCGTCACTTCGAGCTTGCACTCGAAGTCGATCAGCGCCTTGCGCTTGGCCGGCTTGATGCGTTCGTCATCGGCCTTGGCCGCGGCGATGGCCGCTTCGACCGTACCGAACAGCTTCACCAGATCGGCGGAGCCCTTCTCGCCGATGCCGGCCGCGCCTTTAATCCCATCCGTGGCGTCGCCCATGATCGTCTGGTATTCGGCCCACTGGCCCGGAGGAATCCCCGTCGCTTCCGTGTGATCCTTGGCGCTGAGCCATTTGTAAGTCGGGAGATGGTCGCCGGTCGTTTCATCCTCAGTCCATTCGACGTCGAGCAGCATGTTGCACTTACAGCTCAGGCATTGGCGGCAGTCCTTGTCCTGGGTAAGCAGCGTCACTCGCCCCGGAAACTGTTTCGCGAATGACGCCATCACGTCGTCCGCTTCCATGCCCTCGAGCGAGACGCAGGCGAAGCCGCGACCCTGAAGCAGCTCATGCACGAGGTTCAACTGCTGCGCGAGTTCCGCATCCTTCGGCGGGCGGTCCTTATAGCGGTCCTCCCAGTCCTTCGTGAATTCCTTGCGGTGGTTGGTCTTCGAGTCGAAGCAGCAGGCGCAGTCGGTGAGCCCCTTTTCTTTCAGTCGTTCGACCGTCCGCTGAATCCAGGTCGCTACCCCAACCGCCGCTTCGACGCCGGCGCCGGAAAACCAGAAGCGATGCAAAAAATAATGCACGTCCACACAGAGCAGCCATCGCTGGCGCTGCTCGTCTCGCTCCTGCTTGTCGGCTGCTCGCGATTCGTCGGTGGTCAGCCCCTTCTCGACAATCCGTGCCAGGCGCGTCAGCCGGTCCATGTGCCCGGCGTTCTGGGTGTACTGGCTGTAGGTCGCGTCGATCTCCCGATCAGCTTCGTTTGGATAGGCTCGGCAGACGCCCGCCGCCCGCGCGATCATTCCAGGCGAAACCCACTCCGGGAAAACCTGCTGCCAGGTGTCGGGCCAGCGCGCTTCCGCATAGCGGGCGAGGTCGCCAATCCAGAACATGACATCGCGCTGGAATTCGGACAGGTCGCGGCCGAACGATGCGGCTTGCTCCATGTCCAGGCCGGGGCAGTCAAGAAATCGCTTTCTCATTCGCGTCATTACGCAGTCCTCCACGCTTCCAGCCAGTCGCGTGCCAGGGGTCGCGCCAAGTGCGGGGCGCGTTCTGCGTACTCCGATTCCCTCCAGCCGTTCCGAATCTCGGCGCACGCCTGGGCGATTTCATCCGGTGTCGGCGGCTCGGGGTCTCCAGGGAGTTCGTTCAGGATGGCCTTGTCGCCGAAGTAGGCGATGGCCATTTCGTTGTAAACCTGGGCGGCTTCAATTTCTGTTGAGAATGGGCCGCGGAACTTGTGCCCAGAAATGTAAGCCAGCCACTTTCCACGCTTCGCCACGTAGGTTACTCCTCGATACCTCCCCCTAATGCCAGTCCTTGCAGCGCATGAGCGGTGGTACAGAACGCCATTAGTTCGCTGGACATCCCGATTGCATTCAAACCCACGATGGCAGATGGCGCACGACTCGGTTTGCCAGTCTTCCAGGCCGGAGCATTTGAGAAATCGCTTTCGCATCCGTGTCATGGCTTCTTCTCTGGCTAGGGCTTGCCGGTCTTCCCGTTAGCGATACCGCGAATCCTGACCGCACACTCCGACAATGCCAGCGCAACAGCGTCGTGCTTCGGCCCTTCCGGCGATTTCATCGCGTCGATGGCGTCAGCAATCGCCAGAATCTTCTCGCGGTGCGGTCGTTCTTGTTCCGCCTTGATCCGCGCCGCTTCTGCCGCTTCGGACTCCGCCTTGGCCTGCGCCGCCTTACGCTCCTCGGCTGCCTTTCTCTCGGCGGCTTCCCGCGCGATACGCTCCTCGGTTTCCCTTTTGGCGCGCTCGGCCGCTTCCTGTCGGGCCTTCTCTATCGCAACCTGCCGCTCGTGCTCGGCCTTTTCGGCAGCAATCCGCTCTTGCTCAGCTCGCAGCTTTGCCGCCTCGGCCTCTTGTTGTTTCTGGATTTCCGCCAACCGCGCTCGCTCGGCCGCCATCGCCTCCTGCTCTTTGCGGCGTTGTTCGGCGGCCTGCTCCTCCGCCTTGCGGCGGGCCTCGGCCTGCTCGGCCTCCAGTTTCCTGAGTCGCTCCTGCTCGGCCGCTTGTCTTTGGGCCTCCTCCGCTGCTATTCGATCCCGCTCGGCCTTGGCGTCTGCCGCCTCCGACAGCACCATTGAGAAATGCTCGTCGGACATTTCCGGGACTGCCGTAAGGTCGCCGGTGTAGCCAACCGCTTGCAGCGCGTCGTATCGCTGCTTTACGACGGCCTTGCGTTTGGCCTCGGCCTCGTCCCTGATCCGCTGCTTCTCGGCTTCAATAGCGTCCTCCTGCTCTTGCAGGTAGGTTTCGACTGGCTCGATCTCAGCGGTGACGCGCTTGGCCTCGGCGTTGACCTTCTTCTGCCAAGCCAGCGCCTCCTCGTTGAGTTTCTTTCGCGTTTTCTCGACGGCGATACGCGCGTCGCGGGCCTCGATTCGTGCGGCATGGACGGCGGCCAGCCCTTTCTTGTCATTCACACCGCCGATCTTCAGTTCCATGTATTTCTTCAGCGCGGCCACGATGGCGTCCTGCTTGCGAAACACAGCCAACTGATCGGGAATAGTTGCTTCGGCTTCTGCTGCTGCGGTCATCGGTTAAGGCACTCCTATTTGGAATCAAACGGAACATCGGAACTCACGCCCGCCGGATCGGTCGTCGCGTTAATTCGCTCGCGGCACTCCTCCAGTGCGTCGCGCGTCCAGCAGGTCGAATCAGCGCTCGGGAATTCGCCGACAACGCCAGTGACGAATCGCGTGAAGCCTTCCCGCAGATCCTTGGGGTTCTTCGTCGTGGCCGCGAACTTCAATCGCCATGATTGCTTGAGGGCTGCCACCTCTTTGTCGGTGACTTCGTGCTCCGCGTCCTTCGGCAGCGCCCACGCGGGGAGTGCGGGAGTTTTCCACCAGTATTCGACTCCGCCTTTGTCTTTTGGAAGTTTCGCCCAGTTCCACTGGCGGCCATCCTGCCTTGTCTGTTCGGTGTCGGCTTTAACCTCGTCCATGTAGTACAGGTAGCGGCCGATGCCCCACTGCGCTCCAGCGCGCTTCATGGCCCCGCTGAATCCGCCCTTGGCCGGTTCGATGTTCGTCGGCTCGGCCACGTCCCATTTCGTGATCCACTGGTTGTCGATCCGAATGGAGATTCCCGCCGCGAAGGCGCTCTTGCCGTTGATCTCGATGATTCGTGGTTCTTCGATCTGCCAGTTCTCGGGGCCGCACACGTCGTCCAAGCGTTTCTGAATCGCGCGGGCCGTGATGTAGGCCAACACCGAGCACCAGATACCTCGCTGACCACCAACGCCGGCGCGGGACACTCGCCATTCGATGTCCTCGGCTGGGAACGGTTCGCTGAGCTTGGATAGGTTCACCGCGTTATCTCCATATCTCAAACACCCACCGCCGCCTCCGTCTCAGTGCAGCGGGCAGAGCCCATCTGACGGAGCCAGCACGATTGGCCTTATGGCGCGGCGGTGGGGCTGTTTCCTCGTGCCACGTCAAAAAGCGACTCCACGACCATCGACGCTAATCCGTTCGGCGATCTCCGCCGCATCGCCTCCAGCGCCACGTGCAGCGGATAGGGCGTGTCCTGGTCCAGTCGCCGCTCGCGACTCAACTGATCGATCTTCTCTTGCGTGTAGAGCCCGGCGCACAGCAGCTCCGCCGTGTACCCGCACTCGTTGTCGCACCACCACATCTCGCGTGACTTGTCAAAGATCACGAACATCTCAGTCGCCATCGCTAGGCACTCCCCAGAATCGCCATCGTCCGCCGATACTCCGCCTCGAATTCCTGCCGCTCGGCTTCGGTCTCAAAGCGGAAGTCGCCAATCGCCAAACCGGCCATCGCCGCTTCCCGCCCCTGACGACCGGCCTCCACGATGCCGGCGCACGTCGAGCAATGAACCGCCGTGGGAGTGCCGTCCAAAGCGTCCACGACGCAAGGCAGGCGATGGTCTTCGTAGATCAGCCTTCGCCCGCAGCGCGAGCAGCCGCACAGAATCAGCGTTTCAACGGCGCGTAGAGAACTCGCCATAGAAGCAAATCCATTTGCCCGCCATCCATGAAGGCGAGCTGTTGTCCGTGAATCGCGACAACCAAGCCCAGAGAGCAGCAGGGGCTAAAGAAGTCGCAGTCCTAATCCGTCGTTGGCTCGGCTCTGACACCTAACCAACTTTGGCAATCGTAAAAGATATGATACGAAGCCGTCAAGGGGTATTAGCCCGCCGCGGCAAATTTTCTAGAAGATTTTTCCAGTAGCGAAGACAGCGGGACTTCTAGTGCATCCGCGATTCGTGCCGCCACGTCGATGGTCGGTACCGACCTTCCGTGAATGATTCGGCTGAGATAAACGCGGGTGAGGCCTGCTTTGTCGGCCAAGGCCTGAACGCTTCCATGCTCGGCGCAGAGGGCCGCCAAGTTCCTGCGAAAGAACTCAGTGTTCGCGTGGGCCATCTCTTCCATTCCCCTATCGTAAAAGATATGCTACGCCCTGTCAAATGCGACGGGAGCCGGGTCAGAGAGGATGCGACTGCGTAGCACCCAACCGGCCCCCGCCGCGTGTTTTCAAACTAGTGCTACCTGCCATTACGGCGAGTAGTACGAAGGGCGATACGATCGGTAACTCGGCGACGAATAGCTCGGCGCGATTCGAGTTCCGGCCCGGCCCGTGTAGGGATTAAAATTTCCCTGCGTGGACCAGTTGTTGTAAAAGCTGCTGTCTGGAGCACTGCGGTAGTGCGGAGCCACGTAAGTCCCGTTCGAGCGGGTATAACCTCGAACACTGACTGGGCCGTGGGCGTCTGCAACAACACAGCAGAGCGCAACGACAAGCAGCGCTAACACAGACCGGACCATTACCACCGCCTTTCAGCTAGGGACCAAGCGAACCAGCGGCGAAGTGCCGCGTGTATCACGATTTCCGAAACCGACTGCCGCGTTTTTGTGGTGTTGTCTCAGGAAAACAGTTGCGTTTTCGCAACACCGAATTACTCTGTTTCACTCATTACCCCCTAGCGCACTAGCATCGGGAATCAACTACGGCAGCGCGCAGAATCGGAATAACAGCGACTACCGGACCCGGTTTGACGTATGGTTGTAACGAGGGATTAAGGACCGCCGAGGCGAGGTCACACGGACGCAGCAATGACAATGCACCACCTGAATAGCCGTGACTTCTGCAAATCTTTGGGACATCTGTAATAGCGTTTACTTCCCGCGCCGCCTGAAAATTCGCTCTCCGCTGACTCGCGAGCATTACCGCTACGCGCTGAATGACTTTGGCCGCTTCCTTGGCCGCCCGGCTGAGCTCGTCGATTTGAACGACGACTGCGTTACGCTTTGGCTCGGCGACATGCTCACGAAAGGCGATAGCCTGGATGAGCCGCGGAGCGTTGAAACGGCGTTGTCTCGTGTTGGCCGCGTGCTCACGCTATGGCGGTTCCTCGCTTGCCGTCGAATGGTCGATGCGTTTCCGACCGTGGAGCTGCCGCAGGCGCCGGAGCCGGAGCCGATCGCGCTAGACGAATCTCAACTGACGCGGCTCTTTGAGTCGGCGCACTGCCGGCCAGGGATGATTTGCGGCGTGCCGGCGCGCTATTGGTGGCCAGCACTGTTCGGCTTCGTTTTTTGCACGAGCGAGCGCAAGGGCGCCACCCTCGCCACGCGATGGGACTGGGTGGATCTTGATCGCGGAGTCGTCTCGATTCCGGCGAATGTACGCAAGGGCAAGAGAAAGCCGGCTGTCTATCACCTGTGGGACGAGGTGACGTGGCTACTACGCCGCATCCACGAGCCGCGGCGCGAACTCGTGTTCCCCTGGGAGAAAACGGCTGGCGCGTACTACAAGCGGTACGGGACGATTCTTGAGGACGCGCAGATTCCGAACGACCGCAAGCACAAAACACAATCGCTGCGAGTCACTCACAACACTTGGACGAAAGTGATGACCGGCCACCATTCGCCTTTGATGAGCCATAGCAGCGAGAGCACGAGCGAGCGGTTTTACGAGGACAAGCGATTCACCGCGGCCCCGCCGCCGAAGCTGTTTGTCCCCTGGCGCGTTCCGCAGCCCGACCCGCCGCGCGCCGCCTGACCCATCGGCGCCCGCGGCCGCTCATCCGGCCCGTCCGGCGCGAGTCTTTGCGCGCGAGAGAAGCACTCCAATCGCAACGAACACCGCATTGAAGACGATTCCGGCCACGACCCCCGGAAGCCAGATCCGTTGCTTATCAACACCCATCTGGTGCAGAAGCAGCGGCATCCCCAATCCCATAGACATGCCGCCAGCCGCCAGAATGCAAAATGCTCCCAGTCTTCCAGGAAAGCCCCATCGCTCGGTTGCGACCTCAATGGTGTAGAAATTAGCAAAAACGGACGCGATCCACACGGCATAGACCAGTGCGCTCATGCCCGCAAATTTAGTTCGCGGGTGAAGTGGTTGCAAGTTCACGCACGGCGTAGTGGCCGCTACGGATTGTGGTCGCACACCCATCAGGCAAGACGAGGGCGAGCGGCGGCCGGCAAATCCTCGGGAAAGCAAATCGAATGCGGCACCTGAACGGGCCTGACAATCGGAAGCGTCGTGCCATCCTCAAGCGTCTTCACGTCGCCAGTGATCTCGCAGACCGTGCCTTCTTTAATCGGTTGGTCGCTGTCGTTGAATACTTCGATCGTCATTGCGTCCTCCAACGATGGTGGGCCTTATGCCAATATTCTACCTCGGCCACAGCCCCAGCGGCCCGCAACGAGCGGGCTGGCATCCTCTGCCGCTGGTGCGCCCTACGTGCCGACGCTTCAAAGGCGTGTAAACTGTCGTCATGGCTAAGCGACGAAAGAACGAGCAGGCCGCTTCCCGGGCCGCCCAGCACGCCGATTCCACGGCAGACGCCACTGAAGAGGCAGAGGCGAGAATGGCAGCCGCCGGAGATCAGCCGCCAAAGCCAAGCCAGCACAGCGATTCCAACGCAAGCACTCATAAGAGCACGCGACCGGAGGGCACTGCTGCAGCAGCCGCTCAACTTGGCCAGCAAGAGGTGGGGAACGTCGCACCCGTCGCCGCTGGGTCTGATCCGCAGGGCGACGACACGGCCCTCGCACGCGCGAAGGAGCTTCGCGGGCAGGTGTTTGGCCGCTTGCAGGCTGACGGTCGCTGGAAGTCGTTGGGGCTGGACAAGTTACGTGACGATATGTTTCGCGAATGCCGGGCGAAGGGCATCGAGCGAGAAGCGGCCATGAGCTGGGTCTATTCCGAGCTCGACCGGCTCTATCCGCCCGTTGCGGAAGACCGCCAAAAGGCGCAAATTGCGCCTTCCGACTCCGAAAACTCAGGCAAACAGGCTGCCAGTTCTCAAGTGGCTGATTCCGGCAGGGTTCAGGGTCTCGGCGACTTGCCGCCAGGTTGGCCCGAGTTGCCGGCAAACGCGAGCCTGGCCGCAGAAATCGGCTGGGTGCAGGCCAACCGGCTGTACGTCGTCGAAGAACTGGCCGCGGGCGGGACGCGGGTGCGGCTGGATCGAGCCCACGAGCCGGCGCCTTCCCGGGCTGCGATCGGCTGGCTCGAGACGTCGATCAGGAGCTATGCCAAGTTCGTCGAGGTCGCAGCCAAGGTCTCAGGCACAGCACAGGACGAGCAGGCGCAAGTGAGGGCGGAGCGCATGCAGGTCGATGAGATTCGCTCGCTGCTGGCTGAGATGCTTTAGAGAAATACTTACGCTTTGTGCCAGATCGTGGGTGTACTGGCCTCTGCGCGTGCGACAGACTTACGCTATTGGTTAAAAGCGTGGGTCTGCCGGGAAATCGTGTCCGCCCGGAAATCGAACCAGACCGGGCCGGCTCGCCGGGGGGCCCACCACGATTATCCCTTCCCCATGCACCTCCATTTTCCCTGTTAAGATGGGCAACCTCATGTCCAGCACCGCTCCCATGCACAACAAAGGCCGGCGGCTTCCTCCCGAGGTTCTCACCAAGGAAGAGGTTCAGTCGCTGATGGACGCTTGTTCGAAGCGGGCTCCCACCGGGAAGCGGGATCGGGCGATCATTTGCCTGCTCTGGAGAGGGCAACTCAGGATCAGCGAGGCCCTGAAGCTGAAGCCGGCGGACGTGGACCTTCAGACGGGGACGGTAAAGGTGCTCGGGGGGAAGGGCGGGAAGTTTCGGACGGTGGGAATCGATTCGAAGTGCTGTGCGGTCGTCGGAGTCTGGCTCGAAGCCCGGGCGAAGCTGGGGGTCAATGGCCATCAGCCGCTGTTCTGCACACTGAGGGGCGGCCGGATCGACAGCGCCCAAATCAGGGAGAAGCTGCCCAAGCTTGGTGAGAAGGCGGGAATCACCAAGCGGGTCCACGCCCATGGTCTCAGGCATACCGGGGCGTCGGAACTTGTCGAGGAAGGGGCTTCGCTGTTAGAAATCCAGGAACAACTCGGTCATTCCAATGCGGCCACGACGGACAGGTATCTCAAGCAGATCAACCCCAAAGCGCGGCTGGAGCGAATGAGAAGCCGGGAGTGGTGATGACGCCCTACTACGACCTTTACCCGAAAGACCAGATCGAGAACCTGAAGTGGCGAATTCGCTGCCGGGAGCGAGCGCTGGTTGATCTGAGGTTTCGGGCGGCGATCTATCAGGCGTGCATGGAGGACGTGCTGTTCTGGATGGCCTTCGCCTGCTGGTCGTTTGAACCGCGGGCGAAGGTGAAGGTCAGGCCGTTCATCCCCTGGCCCCACCAGGAGCGCGTCTTCGTCAAGATCGACCAGGCCGTCGATGAGGCCGAGCGGAAGGAAATGTCGATCGACGTGATCGTGGACAAGGCCCGCGCCCAAGGCGGGACGTTCGGCTATCTGTGGATCGACCTGCGCAGATGGCTCCGCGACCCGATGTTCTCCGCGGGCTACGTGACAAGGAACGAATCGCTGGTCGACTCCAAGACCGACCCCGACACGTTGTTCTGGAAGCTCGACTGGGCGCTCAATCGCTTGCCCTTCTGGATGGCCCCCAAAGGCTTCGACTGGAAACAGCATCGCAGTTACACGAACCACTCGCTCTTGAATCCGCAGACCGGCGGTTCGCTCGTGGGCTACGCCGCCGGCCAGGACGCGGGGACCGGCGGCCGCAAGACGGTGTTCACGGTGGACGAAGCCGGCGCGCGGGATTTCGTCAGCGGTGGAAAGGATGAAGCAATTCAAGAGAGCCTCCATGACGTCACGAATTGCTTGCGCATGGTCTCGGCCCGTTACGTCGATAGCGGAGTCTTCCATGAAGCCTGCGAGAACCCTGACACTTCGAAGAGCAGCGTCTATCTGGTTCTCGATTGGAAGGACAATCCGATTCACGGGAAGAATTCTTATGTGGTGCGCGACGGGCAGGCCGAAGCTGTTCGCAAGGACGATCAGCCGGCTGTGGACGCTTACCACCAAGAGAATCCGGACCTGAAAGCGCGCCTCGAACGCAAGGGGTTCAAGTTCGAGGCGCGAGTTCGCAGCCCGTGGTACGACATGCGCTGCCTGCGGCCGACGAGCACGCCACGCCTGATCGCTTCGCAGCTCGACCGCGATCCCCGCGGCGCCGTTGGAAAGGTGTTCGCTTCCGACCTGCTCGATCGAATGAAGCGGGAGAAGGTCAAGTCGCCGGTTTGGCAGGGTCAGCCTGTCTTCGATTCCGAGACCTACAAGCTGAAAGGGCTTCTCACCAGGGACGACGGGCCGCTGAAGCTATGGTTCAAGCCCGGAATCGACAACTCCTGCCCGCTGGGTCCGTTCACCGTTGGCTGTGACATGGCCGCCGGTTCGGACGGGGCGTACGCCTCCAATTCGGTCGCGAGCATCCTTGACGACCGCACGGGTGAACAGGTCGGTGAATACGCGATCAAGGGCATGGAGCTGATTAAGTTCGCACGGGTGGTCGTTGGTTTATGCCTCTGGCTCAGAAACGCTTACCTGGGCTGGGAAGATTCCGGCATGGCCGCGCCCTTCGCGAAGGAGATCATGGAGATGATCTGCTACGGAAACGTCTTCTATCGCGAAGTGCCGGAGATCGGCTCACGAAGGAAGTCCCGCAAGGCCGGCTGGTCGAATCGCAGCAACGAGGACAAAGCGGATCTGTTCGAGAAGCTGGCCCTGGCGATGGAGACCGGCGACCTGACGGTTCGCTCCGAAGACGCGCTTCGCGAGTGCAACGAATACGAGTGGGAGAAGGGCAAGATCATTCACGCCCCCACGAAAAACCGGGGTGCAGTGGAGACGAATCACGGCGACCGGGTAATCGCTCTGGGCGTGGCCTGGCTGGTCTATTCTTCGGACAACACCCCCAGCAAGATTGACACGAGCGAAGAAACGGGGGAAACTCCTGAATACGGCAGCTTCCTGTGGCGCGAGCAGCAGGAGCGGGTTCGGGCGAACCCTGCGGGGCCGGAATTTGGGATTCGGGATGTGCTGTGTTATTGACGCGGCTGGCGAGGCCGGGCCTCGATCAGGTTCATTGCCTGACGAATGCGGGTTTGACTCCCGTGGCCGCCACTTCACTCGGAGGTAAAACCCGATGGACGAAAAGATCGACAGAGCGATTGAGAATTTGCTGGCGATGATTCGACCGAATGTCAAGGCGGACGACGCTCAGAAATTCTCGCAGGCGGCGCAGAACCTGGCTCACGTCAAGGGAGCGTTCGCCGCAATAACGGAGAACAAGTCGAGGAAGCAAGGGGCCGGCGCTTAAGCGGCGTCGGCAGCAAAGGCATAAGCGGAGTAGCTACCGCTGAGGTGCCTCAACATCGCAGCCTTTGAGGGGGCCGCGCCGTGACCGGCGTTGGCCCCTTCTTTCTTTTGGCGAGCGATGTTCGATCTAGCAAACGACGAGAAGCGCGGCCGGCTGCTCAAGGCGATCAAGTCGTCGCGTGACGCCCTGGAGCCGTTTCGCCGGGTTCGCAAGGAACTCATCCGCGATTACGTCGGTTCGTGGTACGCGGAAGGCGGCGCGCGGAATAAAACGCTCGTCAACCTGATGAACCAGACGGCGCGCATCTACACGGTGGCGCTGGCCGCGAACAACCCGCAAGTGCTCGTCTCGACTCCGCGCGTTGAGAACCTGCCGTTCTCCCGCCGCTTCGAGGTCAACCTGAACAAGCTGATCTCGGACATGGCACTGGACCAGACGTTCCGGGCGATCGTGCTCGACGCTTTCTTCTGCATCGGCTGCGCGGTCGTGATGATGCGCGACACCGACACTCGCTTTCACGGGCTCCTGGAATCCGAAGAGGACGTGTGGCTCGATCCGGGAGAGCCGTGGCTGAACCGGGTTTCGCTCGACGATCTGATTCTGGATATGCCCGCCCGAGAGCTCACGAAGATGCGCTACTGCGGGCATCGCTACCGGGCGGATTACGAGAAGGTCATGGACGAGCCGGGCTATTCCAAGAAGGTCAAGGACAAGCTCAAGCCG